TACTGCTTCAAGAAATGCTTTTCCAATTGGCATAAGTTGAATCTTTAAATTTTCAATTTGTTTTTGAAATTTAACACCAATGGCATTTTCTACTTTACCTAATTCTCGCTCAGATAGAATTGCCAACTCTTCAACAGATGCACCTGCAAGCCCAAGGGCTGTTGCTGCTTGAGAAGAATCTTTTGTAACATTTTGAAACAAAGTAGACAAACGAGCAAACTGAAACTTACCAAATAGTTGTTCAATTGCTCTTGATCTATTTAGTGGGTCAAGTGTATCAAGTGCTCTTGCAAAGCCAATAACAGTTCCTTTTAGATCTCCAGCATTTGCCTCTACAATTCCTTTTATGTTAACACCAAGGCCTGCAAGCATGTCGCTTGCTTTCTTTGAGGGGTTGATCATAGAAGCAAGACCAGATTTAAGTGCATTAGCACCCTCTGATGCGTTAATTCCACCTTCTTTCATTGCAGTCATAAAGAATGCAAGGTCTTCTACAGATCCACCAAGTTGTTTGATTACTGGACCAGCCTTTGGAATTGCTGTTGTCAAATCTTCAATAGATAAAACCGTTTGGTTTTCTACTGCGTTAAGATAGTTAATCTTTGCTGAAAGGTCTTGTGAAGAAATTCCAAAAGCATTTTGCAAAGAAATAGTTGTTGTAAGTGCATCTTGCTGGCTAACTTGACCAAGCACTGCAAGTTTTGTTGCTGCTATTACTTGTTGGTTTAAAGCATCTCCAGTTAAACCCATTGCTGCTGCCTTTGCAGCCATGTTAACTGTTTCTGAGGCTGCTATACCAAACTTTGTAAATTCTTGTGCAAGTCTTTTAATATCTGCAATTGCTCTATCAGTTGCGCCTTGATCAGTTGTGATTGTTCCATAAACCCTTGAAAATGCAACAGTTGCTTGTTCCATATCTCTAAATGTTTTTGCTGCTATTGAACCCAACATTGTAAGTGGTACGGTTAAACCAACCATTAACTGGCGACCTGCCCACTGAGTATTCTTACCAAAATTTAATAATTGTGTTGAACCTTGCTTAAGTAGTTGGTTTAAAAATTGTTGTCTTTGAGCAGCCATTTGTGTTCTTGTTGCATAATCTGCATATTGGCCATTAACCATTTGAAGATGTTTTGGAACAACTTGAAGAACTTTAACTAACTCGCCATTGGCATTAGTTAATTGAATATACTGTGTTTGTAAAGCCTTGACTCTATCCTTACTTGCTCGATTAAGGATTTCTTTTTCTTTTGTAAAAAATCCTTGAAGCATTTTGCTATTAAGGGATGCAGCAGCAGAAGTATACTTAAAGTACTGCCCCATACCAAGTTTATTTTTTTCAAGTGCATCAGTAAAAGATGCCGTGCTTGATGCAATTGTTTTTTGAGATGCTACAAATTTTCCTGTAGCATTTATTGATTGCATCAGTTGAGCATTTAAACCTTTTTGAGCATTTGCTGATGCAATATTTCCCTCAGTGAGAGATTGATTAAACTTGCTAAGGCCAGCCTGAAGTTGTCTTAGTTGTGCAAGGGCGTTGGCAGTATCAAAATGTATACCAATATTAGCATTTACATCTGACACTTTTCATAACACCCCATTCTTTTTTATCGTGCTGATAAAATTGATGCTTGATCGGTAAGTTGTATACCAGATGCTGCGTCAATTACTTCGTAAACTGTTGGTAGATCAATATTTTCTTCAAGTGCTTCACGAGTAATCTCTTCCTTCATATATTGCTTAAATGCAATCTCTACACAATCTAGTAATACGTCCATTGATTGATCGTTATCTTCTGATACCCCTGCAAGATCTGCAAATCGCTTCATAAATGGTTTTAGCAAAGAAATCTTAAGTGGACGAACCTCTACGGTTGTTCCATCAATAAGGGTTACCTTTTTTGTTGTTGATGTTTTTTCTGACATTGTTCCTCCATTAGGTTTGTTAGTTAATTATACCATAGCACAAGCGTATTTTTAATCTATTTGTTCGTAATCTAAGCCCATCCCAATACCGAATCCAGCCCTTTGAGCATTTGCTCCTTGCAGTGCTACTATATCATTTGCGTTTGCTGCTTGTCCACCACTAAATACTCTGGCTTTCATTTCTTCCCAAGCATTAGAATTGTTGTTTCCTTTATCAAGATCTACACCTTGCATGGCTGCAAGGAACTTTTTATGAGTATAGTCTTCTTCTCTTTTTATATTTAATATTGCTGTTATTTCTTGCATAGATAAAGACTCTTCAAGTTCATTATAGTCTTTCCATATACCCAACAAAAATACCTCTGATTCAAGTTTTACTAAGTCTAAGTCTTCCCAAGATGATCCACTGTCTACTGCTTGCTTTTTAACAGGCTCTTCTGACTGTTGATTAATTTTAATTCCTGCTGCAGCATCTAAAATTTTATATATTGTTGCTAAGTCAACAGAATCTTCAAGTGCTTCAATTGTTTTGGATAATTCGGGCCTAAACTGTTGCATGCAAATCCTTGCACATTCTGCAAGTGCGGATATTGCTTCAATATCATCTGTTGATGATCTTACATTTTCAAACTCATCCATAAATCTTCTTAAATATTTAATTTTTAATGGAGAAATTTCTAGATCTGTTCCATCGATTAATTGTATTATTTTTGTTTTATATATTTCTGTAGCCATATATACAGTATACCAAAAGAAAAACCCAACCCCGAAGGGTTGGGCTTCTCATATTAAGTTATATTATGCGCCTGCTGGAATTGTACGATCTACGATCTTACCGTATGATGCATTATCATTTGGAAGAAGGCGGAAGTTCACTTCAAACATTGTTGCTTCGTCACGCTTTGCTGATACTGTAACATTTTCAATTGAAAGTGCACGGTATGCAACATAAATACGTTCCTTGGTTGATCCTGCAGCACAGTCACCTGTACCTGGTCCAACTGCAACTAGTCCCTTTTCAACTGGACATTCTCCAATGTCTCCTGCTGAAAGATTGAGTGCCTTAGATCCTGTGCCTGCTGTATTGTAAGCATTTAGATCTGCGTCTTTTCCTGCAAGTGAGAACAATAGGTTCTCAAGTGTTGACTCAGCGAATGTTGTCTTCAATGAGACCTTCATTCCCTGCTTGTACAACTTAGCAACGTCAAGAACCTGATCAACCTTAACTTCACCGAAGTCTGGTTGGAACTGGATTTCAAGACCATTGCTTGTATATCCAACATTTGTATAGTCAGCATCGTTTGTAAGGGAATCCTTAAATGATGTTGCTGCTTCGTATGATGGAAGATCGGCATCTGATAAGACACCTAGATCATATGTAAAAAGTGCTGCAGCACCAACGATAATGTTGTTGCTCGAACCTCTTGTATAATCTGCCATAGTATTTCACCTCTTTTTTTCTTATAGAATAAAGGGCTTGTTTCCTCATTTATAATTATAACATCATATTTTAATGTTTTTTGTGGTATAATACTGCTACTGAGAAATAGAGGTGTCTTGATGATAATCAAAATCAATAATTATCTTGTTACCAGTATAGGTTCGAGCAGTACCAAAGTCTACAATATCTCTTGTTTCTTGTAGTTGATAAACTTTAAATCTATGAAAATAAAACTTTGATTCAAAACCACCTATGTTTTTTCCTCTAGCCCAGTTGTTTATTTCTTCTGCTGTTTCATCTTCTCTGTCCATAAGCCTTAATACAGATTCTTGAATTTTAACCATATTTTCTTTTGTATTTGTTGCTGTTGCATAAAAATAATATAAAACCTGTTCTGTTTTTATATGGGGAAATGGTGACCTTCTCATTCTGATTAACCTATCATAAGTACACATTAGTCCGCCTTCTGGAAACATTGTGTACAAATCTTCTAATGCTGTTGGAGATGATGGGAAAAATGGAATTGGAGCATCTGGAAGCAGAATTCCAAGTTTTTCTTTAAGGTATCCGTTAATCCAAAGTATTGGAGTATTTAAAACTGATTCTGTCATAGTGTCACCTTTCCTGCATTTGCTACCCATCTAGATCCCGTGCTAAGACCAACAGATCTTCCACCACGCTTTCCAGACTTTAAATTTTCTCTATAAACCTCTGGATTACTAAAATAATTTGACAAACCACTAGATCTTAAAAATGCTTGAGTAAAATATTTTCCAAAAAACATATCAAACACATTTGCAAATTGACCTTGTGTATTTCCTCCAGGATTTTCAACAACTACTGGCTTCTTTGTATATACAATTTCTCCACCAACTTCAAACCTTAAAGACTCTGCTTTTCTTGGAGTAATTGTTACTGGAATTCCCGACTCCATAATTCTTGCTTTATCAAAAAATGGAACATTAGATCCAGACTTAATAGTTGTTGATTGACTAAATTCTGACATAAAAGATAAACCTAAATTACTTACAGTAAAGTTAATATCAAATAATCTTCCAGATGGACTTCCAACCTGAGACCATTCATAAACATGATGTAATGATTGATAATCTATTCTTGCATTGGCATCAATAAACTGAGATGCTTGTTTTGCAACTGCTGGACCCAATCTATTAAAGAATTCTTTTTTACCTAATTCTATACCGTCAACAAACCCTACAGAGTAATCAATTATATTTTTCATTTCTTTTTGAAATGCTTTTGAGTCAATTCTTAAGGCTATCATGCGTCACTCGCCTGGTTCTCTGATCTTCTTAAGACTACGTTATAGTACTCAATTGATCCAAAAGGCCCTAAAAATGGCTCCTGTGTGGCTATTTCGTATATTGTAGACTTTCCCTTGCGTGGTCCAGATGTTTCTGTATATACCTCATTTGAACTTCTATCTTTGATGTTTGTAATAATAATATTTGTTACAGAGTTACTTTCTTCTCTTGTAGATACTCTAATATCTGTCTTTACTCTGCCAACAAGAATTGATTCTTTGGTTATATTAACATTTGGATTTATTTCTTCTTTACCCTTGCGACGAAGGGGAATAAAATTTCCTACAATTGTTCTATCTAGTACCCATTGTTTTGTTAAATCACCATAAATGCCCTGATCAACAATTGGGTAAAATATGTCTGCTTGCATAGGAAAAGCAAAATCTGGCTCTTCGCAAATCATTAAATTATCCCTGGTTTAAGAATAGTATTTGCATACTTATCTAGTATCTTATCTACTAAAAGATTTCCTGTTCCATCAAATAGGCTCTTGTCAAACTGAATTCTAAATTGGTCTGTATTATAGTTTGTTACATATCTTTTGTAATAATCTAGTCTTCCACATTTAATATCTTCCATTAAGGTTTGTGTTGCATACTCTACGTCTGACGGAATTGTTAGGTATCCTGTAGATACAACAAATGTGTAATCATATCCTGCTGGAAATCCTACTGATTGAAAACCATAGTATCCTAAATCTCCCCTTGCTACAATAACATTTGGGGGTGATTGTTCTGATCTATTATATGGCTCTGCAATTACTCTTTGTATTGCAGAATTATCTAAAGTGATTATAAAATCATATATGTTATTTTCTTGATCTTCAATATCATAAACTAAAACATTGTTTTCGTAAACTTTTAATATTCTGTTTGCGTCATGCCATAAAGGAAAATAATCAGTTCCTTGCCCTACTGCCTGTATAATTTGTTTGTGATTATAAAATCCATTTGGAATTATTGTATCAATTATTGCTCTTGAAACTAACTCTAACATTCTATATTCTGCAACTTCTGATGCATTTGTACTTAGTTTATTTGCATTTACATATGGTCTAATAATGTCTAGGTTATCATTTAAAACAGTTTTACCTTGCAAATTTACAACTTTAAACAAAAACCTTCTATCAAACTCTAATTGTGATTGTGGTATTGTATAAATTATCTGTGAGTCTGCGTTAGATGTTGCTGGAAAAGTTTGGATTGAGTGATCCACCAAATCCTCAATATAAATAACATAGTCAGTGTTTGCTAATGGAACATCCCATTTAGTTATAATTGGATAAGGTGGAACTCTCAAAACCTCCATGAATTACTTACCAAATTCCTTGGCAACTTCTTCAGGTGTAGCAAGTGTAATATGTGAGCGAGTAAGCCACTTATCAGCAGCAGTCTTTGAAACGATGTTGATGCCACGATTTACGTTTCCAACACCTTCCCAAGAAACATTTTTTGATGAATGGATGGCGACTGTTTCTTTCTTTTCTTCAGGAACTCTTTTTGCAGGCTTTTTTGATTCTCTTGGTGCAGTAGTTGCACCAATTGCGCCGTTTACGGTTCCGATTGCTTGAACTTCTTCTGTATTTGCAAAAGAATCTGTTGCAATTGTTTCTGTTGGTTCTACTGCTTCAACAACTGGTGCCTCTACAAATACGTTTTCTACTGCTAGAACTTCTTCTACAACTGGTGCTTCAAAAGTTACAGTTTCTTCAACTACCAAACTATTTTCTTCAAATAAATTATCTAAATTTTCCATGATTCCTCCTTGTTAGTATTATATCATTATAAGTAATAAAGGGGAGTAAGAGCGTTAACTCCTACTCCCCCTAATTTTTACTGTTTACAGATTATGCATCTGCTGCAGCGTCAGCCCATGCGATTGCATCCTGCTCTTCCCATTGAATACCGAAGCGAACGAAGACTGTATATTCTACAGTATCCTTCTTTGGCTTGTATTCACGGTTTACAGTGATGTCACGCTGGAATCCCCATACACGGTTCTGTGGGAATGTCAAATCAACATATCCTGCAGGGTAGTAAGGAACTTCTTGTACGTCAATTCCAAGAACACGAGTTGTACGTGCTTGTCCGAATGTCTGTGCATTACCATCTAGGTATGATTGGCGCATTGCTGGAGTTCCAGCAGCACCTGCATGTGAACCAAATGCTTCTGCAATTGCATCAGCAAGTGTACCGTTGTTCTTAACGATACCCTGGAACACGTCTGTACCTGCGTAGAACTTAAGATTGTTCTTAAGTGCACGGTACTTGCGTGGCATTGCTAGGATAACCTTCTGCATAACTTCTGGAGTCCATCCTCCGTTAGCAACTGTAACGACTGCTTCGTGAGCATCTCCATCAGTCTTTACACGGTTTACGAAACCGTTCATGATTGATGTAAATGCATCACCTGAACCTGTACCATTAATAGCAAGGTCTTCGATGTCATTACCAAATGCGTTTGTCATAAGACGAACGATGTGATCTTCAAGTGCTGCACCTTCGATGTTATCTTCTAGTGCTTCTGAAGTTACTTCCCAGTCAAGACGAATCTTCTTTGTAGTCAATTCAACCTTTGAGAAAGTTGCTCCTGCGTTTGTGTACTCTCCGAGTGCTTGTG